GCCACGGGCAACCATGATCTGAGTGATCGGTGGGTGTCGCCTGTGGCTTTGCTTGCGCATTACGCAGCACCTGGATAGATGCTCTGTGATGGGCAATAAAAAAACCCGCCGAAGCGGGCTCACTCATTGGGAGATTGGGCTGCTCATTTTAAAACGAACGGTAATCTCCAGGTTCTTATATGGTTTATTTTTTTCGAACCGCCACTTTGACATCGCCATAACAAGCGCATTATCGAACAAACCCCGAGGGCTTGACTCTATGATTCTTATCTCACTAATTTTTCCATCTTTATCAACGTCATATTTTACTTTTGCATATCCCTCTATCTTATTGTCATAAGCATAAATTGGGTATACAGGATTAACTCTGGATACAGGCTTCGGTTTAGGCCCTTCAGCTACACAAGCGTTGAGGGAGAAGACCGTTAGTATGGTTACTAAAAACTTGAGCATGACAAAATCCTTTTGACAAAATGTATAGTAGTCGTCCCTCACAAATGATAATGATTTTCAATAACCACGCAATTGTTATTCAATCACTTTAATCTAGTGGTAGCTCGCCGCCAGGCGTTGAGCGTCTCCACCTGGCCGGCGCAGATTAATAAAGCCGTTTGCAGCGCCAGCGCATGGCTGCCAATGTCGCCCCATGTGTCACCCTGCAATGTTGGCACCTCGCAGGGGGTGAACACCGATTCAGGGGGAAACAGCACGAGCGGCGCCGGCGGCGGTGGTGTCCGTTCCGCGCAGGAGGCTAATAACAGCGGAAGGAGCAACACGCCGACTACACTCGTCATTCTTGGTTGCTTCACGATATTTCCTCTGATAGGTTTCGCCCTGCTGGCGAAGCTGCTGTTCTCTTTGTTGCTGTTCTGCCATTAGCGAGCTATTCCGGGCGGCGTTCTTGCGTAATGCTGTTATCAGTGACTGCTGCTGCACCAGCGTCTTTTCCTGCTGCTTAACCTGCTCGCCAGCCTTTACTGCGTTGCTGTGGAAGTAAGACGCCAGCCTGCCGGTGACAATTAGCGCCACCAGCAGCAATCCGATCGCCATCGTGCGAAAGCTGAATGAGGTGTTCATGACAAAAACAACTCGCGTTCTGCTGCACGGCGCACAACCAGACCATCAAGCCGTTTACCTCCAGCATTTACCCACTTACCGAACTCATCGGCAGCGCCTTGCTTGTCGCCGGCATTCAGCTTTTTCAGAAGTGTGGATGTGCTCAGTGACCGCAGGCCAAGGTTATACGCAAAGCTCACAAGTGCATCGAATTGGCTCTGGGTGATTTTTACCTTCACCAGCAGATTAACTCCCTGCTCATACTGCACAACACCGCATTTCAGCAAACGATCGGCAGTGGCCTGAACAATCTGCATGCCGGGGCCGACTTTCTTACCGTCAACTGGCTGCGTCCACCCGTAACCGATCGTCCACACGCCCACCGAATCCTGATAGGCTTTCAGCCGAAGGCCTTCAAAGCGCTTGATCAGCTCAATGCCGCTTTTACTTATCTGCATTCTGATTGCCCCCGCCGAAGCGATTACCCACGTAACCGGACAAAAACGAGCTGAGCTTCTTCACGCCGACAAAGCCAATGAATCCACCAATGCCTACCGTTAAGGCTTTCGGTACGTCGAAGTAATCCAGGGCCGAGTACGTAGTTAGCGCCAGGGCGCCACACATCAAACCTTCGAATATGGTTTCTTTCCAGCTGCTGCCGGCATACGCCATCCGAAGAACGGCCATCACGACAGCCATGACGACGCCACCAAGCGGCACGTCACCGCGCCACCAGGCCGAAAGAATGTCGCTGAGCTCTGCCCAGTTGTGAGGATTGTTTGGCATCTTCATGACTCCACCTCCCGGCTATCGGGCTGTGCTATTTGTAGGAAAGGATCAGCCACCAGCCGTAAACGCTGCCGGTAAGAGGGTGCCGTGTGTGTCGTCCGTTGGCTGGGGCTGAAATGCAAAAAGCCCCGTATTTAAGGGGCTTGTGTAAATTACTTTGCTTTGAAAAAGCTAGGTTAATCTTGTCCGATTAAAACCGTAATGCTTGGCAATACATAGCCACCATTAGAACCTTCACCAACCGCCTGAATTGAGACTGACTGATTAGGTTCGATGTATGTGTTCCACGAGTTACAAGCAGTTGCTGGCATTGAGCCACCGTCGAGGAAAATCGCGCCTTCTGCTTTCGCTTCAGTTACCCAAGAACCATTGAATACCAACATATGCTTCGCTTTCGATTTACCGCCTGGCGCGATAGCCATCAGAAGCGGCACGCAGACACGACGACGATATGAGACGGCTGGAATATGGAAGGTGTAACCGTTGTCCAAATAGTGAGTTTCAGCAGCTTGCATTAGTATATCTCCTTGAAAAGTAGTTGAAATCGCCATCTATTTGGCGATGTCTAGACTTTACATGGAGGCTCTAACTCTGAGTAATCATTGGGGTCGTGACAGCCTTGGAACAACATTGCCAATTCCGGCGCTACTGCCGAATAGCAAAAAACTCCGCCGAAACAAGGTGTTGAAAGTTGTGTAGTGGCGGGACTCGAACCCGCACTCAGGTTCAGCATTAGCATCATGCTTGCCCTGCCAGCGAACCGGTTGATGCCTTACTCTACCCATCTAACCCGCAAGCGGGAATTGAGTTACACCATAACGGAAAGGGCACTACCTAGACGCCGATAATATATCCATCTGGTACCGGCAATGCTCTTACCTGTTGTGATCAAAAAAGCCTGGCGATTTCCAGATATTTCATTTTCAGCTCAAGGCAATGAGACGCGCTCCCCGCTTGATTTCCATGTAGCTTCTTTCAAAGTGAAATACCTCCAACACACCGAACCAGTCTTTTTTAATAGCCGCCTTACGCAGCGACCGATCATCGCTCCATTGACGCTTAAGCGTTCGAATTTGCCACCAGCGCTTTATGGTGATAACCAATATTAGTCTCGATATAAAGGTGGAAAGTGAGTGAAGTGACAGCATAGTCTTTACTGCGCTGTCCGCTGTCCGCTGTCCGCTGTCCGCTGTCCGCTGTCCAGGTGGTGGCGTCTGAACAAAAAATGCAACCTGCATTACGGCGTCATGTTTGGAGCGGTCAGCGGGAATCGAACCCGCATCATCAGCTTGGAAGGCTGAGGTAATAGCCATTATACGATGACCGCATTGGTCCGCCATCGAGGTCTCGAACCCCGGCTCTTACTTCCTGTCACGAAGCAATGCTCTTGCCACGTTGAGCTAATGGCGGTTTGGTGGCCCTTGCAGGGCTTGAACCAGCGACCAATCAGTTATGAGCCGACTGCTCTAACCAACTGAGCTAAATGGCCGAGGCGAGGATGAAATGTTGAGTGGTGGCCGGCGCTTATCTTCGGCTTGTCTCGGAGGACTGCAATTCACCACAACCGGAGAGTATCCTACATCGCCGACAACTACTAGTGAAGTTCACCGATACCCTCTCCGCCGCCCACTTCACAAACCAGAAATAAAAAACCCCACCGAAGCGAGGTTTTGAAAGTTGATAAGCTACGTCACTGCGTAACCACTCTTATCACAATAGCCAGTAAAATTCGTAACGAAAAGCGGAAATCTACGCGACTGCCGAAATTACTGATCTGCTCGTCCATGCATCTATCTCAAGCGTTGCCCCAGTCATAGCCAGACAGCCTTCAATAAAACTTTCCGCCATCATTAGTTTTTGCCGCACACTCCCCTCTGAGATCTTCCAACGACGAGCTATGGCTGACTTGGAAACCCCATAGCGATAATGCAACATGATGACGCCAAGCTCTCTCTCATCGCGTACTTTCTTCAACCTACCGACAGCACCATCGATGATCAGTCCGTCATTATCGCAGCATGAGGGTTTGCTCTTACGTGTATCAGGCAGCAGTCCTTTAAAACCGGCTGCAATTGGGGAGTAGTCCACTCCGCTGTTGTCCTGCGCCCACTGCCCCCAGCGTTCTAAAACCATCTGTATATCGCGCATTATAATTTTCCTTCCTTTCTCAAAATTTCTTGCGTGCGCATGACGCCTTCGGCGTGCATCAGCCTGGCGTCGTTCGCGTCGATAAGGCGCGTGCGGCGGTCTACTTCATCGTGGCAAGCGCTGCAGGCCCACGCTGCCTGTGTGTCGTCTGGCTTTATTGCCGTGCCGCAGGTGCCAGCCAGCCGGTAATGTGCGGCGACGGTTGTTTCTGGGTTTCGATTACAGATGCCGGGGATCCTGATTTGGCAATCACGGCCGCGGGCCTCGTCTGTCAGTTTGCTCATGCTGCATAATCCAGAAGCTGAGCCGCGGCGTTCTCTGCCTCGGCGATGGTTGGGAAGGATTTGTTTAAGATGAAGGTCCACAGCACGTTAAGCGCTGCCTGGTACAGGTCGTTAAATTCGAGGTAGTCCATTTTTGCGAATGAGATCGATCGCGGCTCGCGCAGGGTCGAACCGTCAGGGAGTTCAAAAAGATCATAATGCCCTGCTTCGACGGTCACCCATCGGCGGAAAGCGTGGAAGGATTTTGCAATCGTCAGCCGTTCGGCGCGCTTCTCCGCCACCAGCTGCAGGTATTCGTCCGCCAGCGCATAGAACACGCCAGCATCGTCAACATGGCGCGCCAGGCGATTGATGTAACGAAATCGGCCGTGTCGGGCGTTGTCGTCGAAAGGTCGCGGAGACAATGCCGCCGTGGTTCTGCCTGGCGATGGATCTCGCGCTGGTCTCCGGCCAACGCCGCGAGGATCTGACACAAATGCGCTTTAGCCATATCGTTGACGGACGCCTGCAGGTTGAACAAGGCAAGACGGGGGGCTTTGCTCTCTCTCCCCCTTGATCTTGAACTGAAATGTATGGGCCTGCGGCTTGGCGCCGTTATCGACCGATGCCGATTGGTCAGCACGACTGACTTCATGATCAGCGCCGGCATCAGGAAAAATAGCCCAGATGGCTCGATCCACCCCGACGGGCTAACGAAAAAATTTGTCGCCGCGCGGAAAGCATCAGGTTTGGAATTTCAGGAAAGCCCGCCGACGTTCCACGAGATCCGAAGCCTGTCCGGCCGCCTGTACGAAAAGCAGAACGACAAGGCATTTGCTCAAAAGCTGCTGGGGCATACAACGGAAATGATGACGCTGAAATATCTTAAAACGAGGGGGAAAGAGTACGTGATGCTGTAAAAGACCGAATATCAAAATTCGGACATATTTCGGACATTTTCGGACAAACCAAAATAACCCCTTTAAAATCAACAACTCAAAAAAAGACCGAATACGATTCCTTTATGCGCAAAATAATGACAATAGCCATAAAAAACAAATAGTTAAAACATAAAATCCTTTCGCAGTCCCTTGCTATACCTTGCATTTCCTTTCTTTAATTTCAGTCGCTTACCAAAGTTCTCGTATCGATTCGGGAGAAATTCGGCCGTGATCCCTGTCTTAATGACCGGTCATCAAATAACAGGCAGATCATCCCACTCACAACTCCGCATATCGTTCACGCAGTACATCACCACGCCGAACACCTCGATCCCTTCTTCCGAATCCTCATTACCGAGTTCAGTTTCCCGTCCCGAGCCATCGAGAAACTCAAGCGCGCGATACGGGTAAAGACGAAGCCGGCGCAACACATGTGCGCCTTCCTCGGCGGCTACGATAATGCTGCCGTGCACCGGCGTCGCCGACGAATCGACAACGAGCAACGCGTCAGCGTGGATACCGACCGCCAGCGCCTGGCCGGCGGCACGGAGCAGATAAGTAGCGCTCGGTTTTGAAATGCAGATCTCGTCAAGGCTCAAACGGCGCTCAACGTAGTCTGCTGCCGGGCTGGCAAATTTTGGCATCATTCCCATGGTGTTTTACCTCACAACAAATACTGTATACACATACAGTATATGCGTAAGAAAAAACCGATGTGAAGATAGATTCAGCTCGAAAATGACAGATGTCTGATCGATAAAGAAAGATAGTTTTCACCGTTAGCCGGAATCCCTTCCGGCATAGCATTACATCCCCAAGCGTGACGCGAGGATCGCGTCGGATTCGTCAGCGGTGTGAAGGCATAGAATGTCCATGAATGCCCCATAGCACGCAGCAACACCACTTGCAGTTTGCGCTCCGCCGATCAGCAAAGGAGCTGTACTGCTGCTCAGATCCGCAAGCTTACCTGTAACGGCCGCTGCTGAGGTTACTGACAACTTTCCTTTTTCGTAGCCCTCAATAACTCCACTCGCGACTTTAAACAGGCCGGCGGAAGGCACGTAATCAGCATAGATATTCGTGGCCGCCACAATGCTCCCCCCAGTTCCTGCCGGCCATGCGCTATCACGAGTCCCATAGCGCCATGCCTCCGTAGTACCCTGATTGTTGGTGATCATGGTGCGAAAATACGCTAACGCCAAATTATTGATGTTGTAGCCTGCAGTGATGCCGTTATTGTCCGCCCTGTCGAGGTCACTCATTCGCCCGGCTATAAGGTACGATTTGCCTTTTTGAATGATTTGGTTGGCGCGACTTTTAAGGAAGCGCCCGCCGCCTGACGTCACCTGGATAATCACCGCGCGAGCAGTCGCATCATAGGTCATGGCGCGAGGCGGCGTACCTTGCGAACCAGCGATTAAATCGCCTGCATCGCCGAGCAAGTTGTAAATGGTCTGGACGTTCCCAGAACCATCAACTTTCAGGCCGAATGCCGGTGCAGCGCAGATCGTGGTCTTCTCATACATGCCGTTATTCAGCAAAAATGAAAAACGGGCAAGACAACCAGTTTCATCCGGAATTGTGCCTCCGTCTGCCAGTACCCGCGCTTTATAGGCAGTAAATAGCGCCTGTGGGTCAAGAATGGAGGCTGATAGGTCTAAAGCTGTGCGAAAGCCGTAGTAGGCTTTCCCTGTTTGATTTACTGCTACCATTTAAAATTCTCCGTTCAGCGGCAGGCGATCGAGGCATGCCCAGTTGTAAAGCGGGAAGGGTTGGTTGTTCTTTATGATCCAGCGCGATGTCTGCGTGGAGCTGTCACGCAGGCACACCAACGGGTAGACGAAGTCTTTAACGGCTGGCACGGTGTTTGTGAATCCGATAAGCAAGTGGTCGCTCATTGCCGGCGCCTGTGAAAGCGTCAGGCGTATCGTGTTTGGAGCAACTACTGCTACAGACTGAACCGCCGCTGAAGCATCCTGCAGCGAGAAACCCTGTCCTGGGCAATCGGCGATCGTTGTTGTGTCAATCACCAACGGTGGGTATGGGACATCGAACACGATGTCGATAGTGCTACCATTCACTGATAATGAGCGAGCTTTGAGCCCCGTCCATGTGCCTTTTTTTGCTGGGTCGTACAGGTGCCAGTAGATAGCCTGCGCGGCATATTCCCCTTGTAACACCTTCCCCGCAGCATTGAGATGACTCAATGTCTCATCGTTATAGAGCCAGTTAAGCGGGTATTTGGGGCCGTACATGATGGCCTTGGTTGCGTTTTTCCGCACATATGTCAGTTGGTCAGTTGCCGCAACAGAATACGGCTGCACAATCACAGGGGGGCCGATAGGGTTACCCTGATCATCAACCTGCTGATTTTTGGTATTGATCCGGCTACCAACTTGACCTATCACCTCCGCGAAATTCTCGGTCTGGCCGGTTATCCCTTTAAAATCCACCTGAAGAACCGTAAAATATGGGATCATCTTCGCGAGAAAGTCACCTGGATTCTGCGAACTGCCGTTATCGTTATCAGTTTCTCCATTCTCTAGCGACATAAATTTGAAGGTGTAGCGCTTCCCTACTCCATCGGCTGCATTTTTACCCAGCTGCACGAAGTCCAGCGAGTTTTGATAAGGGATAGTCCCTTTGCTTATCTCAGCAAAAGAGCGGCCGCCGGCCGCAAATGGGGCATGAATAAAGACCTGATTGCCAGGATTTTGATGGAGAATCGCATAATACATCGGCAACACATTACCCTGGCGCCATCCTGCCGCCGGATACTGCGCATCGTTAAGCGTAGACAGGTCTGACTCGCTTACAGGATCCATGCCGCCGCCTTCCGGCCTTCCATTTGCACCGGCGAGTACTCGACCACGAAAAACCGGATCACGATTGACAATATTAATGCCAGCGCCATCTTTTGGCGTGTTCAGTGATTGGCCACCCGAACCACCGCCATGAACCTCGTTCGCATCGATCGGCATTTCTCGAATAGATGGTTCGTACTTAACTCCATTTCCTGCTGTTGCTTCACCACCAGGGGCATAGCTGAAAATAAATCCGGTCGATGTCAGTTTTTGAGCTGTGAGCACTGGACGTTCTGACCATACAACCTCACCGCGCCATGCTGCCGCTGGCACACCATCAACTGTCTTGATCGATGCCAGAGATTCGCCGAGATTATCTTGAAGTGGGCCATCAATTCCGGGTATATGCACCCCGCCATCGTCATCAATTGCAAACAGCGCAGACGTGAGGTCTTTAGCGAAAATCACATACTGGAAGCCAACGATGCGGCGAGAGAAATTTGTCGAGCATATGGATTCTAATCTGTCTTGCAGAACGTCATCCATGCCGACAACTCTTACATCGCCGTTATCGTTAATAGTTAATAATCCATCCACCCCGTTTTTGGCAACGAGAACGAACTGCATATTCTGATAACGATTTGCGATGTTTTTCGGAATTAACTGCTCAACGTAATCTTGAATGGATGACTTTAAACCAGCAAGCCAAAGTCCAAAATCATTATCTAACGCCATTGCCGTCTGAGAAGGACCGAGAGCACTTTCTACTGTCCATTGCCATTGTTCAGATTGGTATTGTCGCAGTGCGGCAGTTCTCTTATTCGTCTCCATAATACTCGCAAGCAGCGAAATAACCGATGCGGCAATCTCATCAACGTATTTGCCGTTACTCAGATAACGGCCCGTTGGCGTCGCTACGCCGTTAACGTTCTCATATTCATCAACCCACTGCGTTGAAATGGTCGAGCGAACAGAGAAATAACGCCGCGTTTCAGTGCCAGCATCGATCGCGGCTTGTGCAGCAGCGACATCTGGATAGGCATCCGTTCCAGATTGCGCGATTTCTGCCGCAGCTTCGGCGCGATCTGCTGCACCCGAAGCAATGACTGCATTTTCAGCCACGCCTTCGGCGGCTTCCGCCGCACCTAGTTCAGCCTGAGTAGCTTTTGCGGCGGAATTAGCCGCTGAAATTGCACTACCTTGGGCTGCCTGGGCATATGCATCACCTGCTGATGCGCCGGCAGTGCGGCGCTGACCAAGGGTAACAGAAACCCCTACCACGTCAGTGACTGGCAAACCATTATTCGACATGATTTATTTCTCTCTATTACGCGGTGCGACACCAAGCCATTAGTGTGATGAATTTATTTTTGGTACTGAATTCAACTCCAGAACCAATGTCATTTGTTACCCCAGAGAAATCGTGTTTATGCGGTGGAGTTGTTACTGAATGCACATGTTCTGGCGCTGAGCTTGTCAGAGGAATATCGGATTCATTTGAATTATCAGAACCTTTGTAGCCATAATCAGGGGTAGTACCGACTGTACCATGTCGTGCATTTTTGCCAGACACGCCAATATCATGAATGTGTGCACCTCCATTTGCGGTGTTAAATGTAGAGCCCGGATCGGTACTTGTTTCCCCCCATACTTCGAATGAGTGATTAGGAAGGTTTTTAATTTCCAACTTCGCAGTGTCACTGCCGCCAGTTTGTAATAAATCAGAACCATTTTGTTGTGCTATGCGAATGGTGCAGCCCTGTCCTTCTGAAACATAAACCCATGTGGTGCCTGGAAAGATATCATTAGGGTTTTTGTTTTGTGCAAACCAAGCTACAATTCCAACTGGGTGGCTAACGTCAATAATTGGTTTGGAAAGCGCCTTGGTTAAAGATAGAAGCAGCTTATTTACATCTCCATCATCAAGAACATCGTCACCTGAATTATTTGCAATAAAATCCCCAATAACAGAAGCCATCACTGATGACTGTCGCCACACTTTATTTAGCTGTTCGCTTTTAGCAATGCCGGAAGTAAATCCCGCCCCTACAGCGGGGAGTGATTCATATTCACTCTGTGATATCACGTTCGCATATTCACCGATGGCAAACGGTTGGAATTCATTCTTCGCCATTTATCCCTCCACAACTTCATAATTTACGGCGATCCCCATCGGTTTAATCGAGAGATACCCCTGCCGAATAATTTCTTTCGTGATTGCCGGTATTACGGCCCCTCGAGCTGTGATCGTCATGCTCATGTCGAGATTGTCCGAAAAAGTGATCGTGATACCGCCTTTCGGATAAATAGCCGCCAGAACGGCGGGCAGCGTTTCTACAGTACCGTCCCAGTTGTTGGCGCCGATTTTTGCACGCAGTACCGTTAGATAGGTGTCGTCATCAAGATCGATATACTCGTCGCCGTAGTCGTAGCGCCCCTTCCATGTCCCCAGGTCGAAACCCAGATCGGGATCATCGAACGAAAAATAATGGTTCACTGCCGGCGCGCGTATGCGACGCCCGCGCCCCACCCACAGGCCGATTACATCGAGCTGAGCGCCAATGGCGCTGTCAAGGTCAAACGCCGGCACGATGCCGCGCGTGCTGTCCTGTTGACGTGCGAACGCCTCAGTAACTGCATTGACGGTGGCGAAGTAGTTGGGGAATTGACAGTGATAAGCGGGTATTAATGCGGTGTATTTGTTGGTCATCATGCCACCGTGATAATTGCGATATTCTCCGGCGAACAGGTCGCAGACTCGTTAAACAGGATCGGAATGTTGGCCTCGCTCATCGTGACTGCATCTTTTCCAATGCTCACCGTCATCAGGTCATAGGTTTTCCCGCTGGCGGCATTTCCCAGCGTGGCGGGAACATAGAGCCGGGAAAAATAAACGGTGTCACCGATGTAGAGCGTGTTGATGTAGTCGGACACGGCTTTTTTTATGTCTTCGCCGATGTCGCTGGTGTAGCCAGGAAGCACCTTAATTTTGATAGCCGCGTAAATCGGGACTTTGGTCGGCCGGAAAAAATGGATCGGCTTGTCTGTGTCGTAGGCATCCTTGACGATCACCGTCGTAGTGCCGAACGTCGGCGCGCCTGGTGATTTTTTTATCGCGATGATGTGGGCGATCTCTTCTGCATCACCGCCGTCTACCACCATCGAAACCGCATGCGCCGGCACGCCGTTGATGTCGGTTTCCGAAGTGTCGTTGTCGTAGCCCTTATAGCGCGTCACGCCGGTGATATTGGCAATAGCGCCTATCAGGCCTTCCATGACAGTTCGGGACGGTAGCGCGACACTGAGCGCCTGCCGTTGCCGCAGTTCGGCGTCAGTTTCCACCGGTTTACCGGCGGTGGCCGCTTCAGGGTTCGTGACGGATTGCCAGCCGCGCGTCGGTGTAGCGATTTGCGAAACATCACCGGGCAGCGCAGTGATGGCGCCTGCCTTCTGCGCCGTCGCCGTTACCACCGCCTGGCCGTGAATATCGAGTTCCACCTCTGCCGGCAAATCCCAGAGGTTCCCAGCGCTGTCGCGTACTGAGGCATTTCTAATGACTATGCCCACCTGTCCGATCAGCTTCACGTCAACCGTGGAATTTGACGGCGCCTTTCGGCTGATGCCGTTGATTTTGACGTTACTCGCCAACCCCGCGCCGGTGCCGGTTGCCGGGCTAAACGCATTCCAAGTGGCGATCGCCGCATTGTTGCCTCCGTGCATCGCGTAGGCGATCAGCGACAACAGCACGCCGTCCTTGCTGTCTGGATCGATGTAGATGTCATCGCCATAGATGCCGCGAAAAATCGTCTGCCACCCGGTGAGAATGGTCTGGAATTCAGGCGCGCTCATCCCTGCCGCCGTTATTTTTGGCAGCATCGAATCGATAATGTCTTCATACATAGGTTGTTACCGAGGTTTGGCCGAAGGCGGTGTTTAGCGTGGCGGTGATCAGGAGGTCGCGCGTATCAACATCGCGCTGGCTCTGGTACTCGACGATCTCGGTCACGTTCGGCGTGCCGAGGATGCGCTCGCGGATCACGATGTCATAGAGGCCCGACGTGTATTTGCCGAGTATCTGCGTCCAGTCGGTGCCGGCGGTGGTATCGAGGAACCACTCACCCTTTCGCAGCTGCAGGCGGCTGATCACCGCCATGCCCACGGCCTCAGGCGTGTTAATGAAGAAATCCCCCTCGCCGCGCCCGAAGCTGTAATCGCCATTCTTGTCTTCTTTCCGGTATCTCACTGCGGGCCTCCCGTCTGGCCGCCGCCAGTTTCTACACCACCGTGCTTGTGCGTCTGCAGGCTGATGCCGCCGGCCTTAACGTCGTTCGTCACGTTAACCGGCCCCAGCATCGTCGCCGTGCCGCCGCCGTCCCCCATGCCCTGCGACAGGTTGCCGTTGATGGTCACGTTGCCGTTGAGCACAATTTCGGGGGAGTTGATCTCCGTACCGCCCTGCGCGCTGGCGGTCAGCTTGCCCGGCGTAGTGACGTTAACGGCATGGCTGCCTGGGTCGAGTTCGATAAATGCGGCGCCGTCGTCGGTGCGCAGCTGCGCGGCGCTGGTGCTGATGTTCGTTATTTTTCTGGCACAAGACTGTAGGCCGACGATAGCGAAGGCGTCGGACAGATCGTGCATGCGGCCGTCTACCGGTTCCTGAACCCCGCCGTTCTGCCACCAGAAATCGATACAGCGGTCGGCAAACACAAGCAGGCACTCATCACCCGTCTTGACCGGAAACGTCAGCGTGATGCCGCCGCCACGCGGGAAAATGACTGGGATATCTATCAGCAGCGGTAGACTGGAGGAATTACCGCCGCCGGTACTGTCCGGCTCGTAACCCTTCACTGATGGCAACACGACGCATGTAGGCGCTCTTGTCTCATCTCCCGGGTCAAAGGATTGGATGATGCCGGGGATCGATACGCGCATTCTCGCGTTGATTGCGTCGATCAGCGCCTGGTCGGCCTGCTGCTTATCGCCGATTTGAGATGTAAGGGATACGGGCATGAATTTTTCCCATAAAAAAACCCGCCGAAGCGGGTTTGTTGGTTGAGATGCAGCTATTTTTTACCGTTAGCCTCGGTCATCTGCTGGTAACGCGGATCGTTGGGGCCAGGGAATTTGTGACTCTGTTCACGGTAGTGTTGCAGACGTTCACGGAAGTATTCACGCAGGTGTTCTGGCTGTTCGGCCTCGACCTGAACCGGGACAATCGGCATGTTCATGCGCTCTTTGTACGCCACGCCTGAGGCGGCGAGATCCACGTTCACCCGGTCCATTTCTTCTTTTGGCAGATTGCCGAGATTGTATGACATAACGCCCTCCTATTGAGGCGAATTATACATGCAATCCACCTAACTTATGTGATCGAAAGCGAACACCTTTAGAGCAAAAATTGACTTTAAATAAAAAATGTCTATTTTTTATTGGCTATTAATTTCACACAAAATAAGCAATCAATATAGATACAAGGAATATAATATGAACCTTGAAGCACTTGACTACATAGTAAGCAATGAGATTGAGATCATTGAAGACTCAGCAAGATCCGCCGGAGTAAATATCGGCTCAGCAGTTGGCGTGTCAAAGAAAGTGGCAGCTGAGAAAACGGATGAGCGTCTATCTTCTGCACAAAAATATGTTTTTGACCGAGCTGTTAGGCCTTTGATTGAAAATATTACCTGCTCCGGAAACTGGAATCAGTTTGATGATGACCCACATTGCGGCAACCCAATTCCAGAATCTCAATTATACGACTACTACGCAAATGATGAAACATTATGCGAAAGTTGCCAATCATCTGGGAGTCATCTAAGAGAGCAGCTAGATAAAGCCAGGGACGCATAAAGCCGATTAAACCCTTCGCGGTCTATCAGCACTGATAACTCTCTTTATAGCGCGTCAAACATTAGACGCGCTCTTAATAATAAACAATTGTTATTATTTATATTAATTAATTTTCACGCAATCATAAGTCGCGTACTGGCGCGGCGCGTCCATGCTGGCCTGGAGCAGTTGAACGTTAAGAAAACGCTTCGTGCCGCCCCGTTTCACGTACTCCATACCTAACCATTTTCCCGGCTGGTTCGTTGCGACACGCCACTCCATTTTAACATTGTCGTAGTCTCCAGATGCCCCCAGAAATGTTAACTTTTGGGTTTCAGGCCTGACACCATTTATATGCATAAACCCATCATCCCCTGCGGTGAGAAAATAATCACCGCAGCGCACATCCGCATAGCCAGAAGACGCATACGCCAAGCCAAGAATCAGAAATATGGTTTTTAATTTCATATAGTTACTATTGAATTTTATTCAAAGCAGCACTGGTCTGCAATTCTGCCGCGCCGCGCGCGAAGCACATCAGATCCATGTACCACGCCTGGCCCCGTGTGTCGCCAGTATAGTCGATCGCTTTCACGATATACACGCCGTCCGTCGCAATGCTGGCCGGCTGCTGCAGGGAACCGGCAACAACTCGGTTTCCGTTCTGATCGGTCTCACTGATGCGGCCGCCGGATTGGGCGATCTCACTGTCGGATAGCGCTGCGCGGTAAACTGATGCCTGGTCGAGTTGGATCAGGCCATTAATGCGAATATTCGGATTGATGAGGCAGCGCACGTTAACGCCGGCGCCCATCGTCTGCTGAGGCATGCCGATCAGCCCTGTTTCGCTGTTCAGCACGATAGCCTCGTGGATGTATTTGTTCTCGTTGATCATCTGCAGCTTGCCGTCGATCAGCTGCCAGGTGGCTTTACACATGCCGGCAACGGAGTCCATGACATCGCGCGCAGATTGGAACAGCGCCAGCCCGCGAGGAAAAACCGTATCGGGAAAAGTTCCGGTGATCCCCTGGGTTATGCCGTAGGCGTTGAAGCTTTTCAGGGCGGCATTGTACACGTCAGCCACGGTATAGCCGGCGGCGAGCGTGGTGTTAACCGTCGCATAGAGAAACGCCTCATGATCGCCCACGGCCTGAATCAGCACCCAGGAATCGGTTGGGTTGTCTTTGCCGGTGATCGTGAAGCGCAGATCTCCCTCAAAAATCAGACCAAAGTTCTGGCCGTCCCGCTGGCCGGATTTCGCTGGGTCCACCGGCCGCGCTACGCCGACCTGACTGGCGTCTGCATCTGGGGCGATCCCGTCATAGCCAGCAATCATGCGGATTTTGGAAAACTCGCTGCCCAGAATCCGGTTTTGGGTATCCGGCGACAGGTTGTAAATTTTGACGTTGGCGACGCGCGGCCACCGCGTATCGGCCCACTCAATGCGGAAAGTGACTTTAAAATCTGACAAGCTGATGCCGTTGCCCTGCTGGTCAAGCAGCTGCAACTCAAAATGCCGCATCCAGTTCTGACTCATGCCCTACTCCTGCACAAAATAAAGATGGCTGCCGATCCCGAGGTTGGTTTTCGTCGGTAGCTCTGGTTCGTTGTTGTCGACCATGACGATCAGCGCACCGGTAAACCCCAGGTGCGCATGCTGCGCCAGCAGGTTGGCGCCAGGCACCAGCGGCACACTATTCACCAGCGCGCCGCCGGCGCTATCCATAAGGTCGAGCAACCAGCCGGCCTCATCGCGCCAGGTCAGCCGCATATTCATCTGCTGGCCGCCCAGCGAGATCGCGAATTGCTGATTGTCCGGCGTCAGCGGAATTTCCTGAATGTTCACCCGAAACCTCCCAGCACTCCCAGCGCGCCGCGCTGCGCCTGGGAGAGCAAACTTTCGTTGACCGGCTTGGCCGATTTCGTGCCGGAGTTCTGCACCGCCGACGTGCTGACGCCGTCGGCCATGTTGGCTTTGTCCGCAACCGAAACGCTCTGCGTGCGGGAAATGATGATGTTGCGCAGCGTCAGGACACACATCAGCACGTTTTCGCTGGTGCGATCGGTCGTGACATCCAGCGAGCGGATCAGCATGTTCTGGTACTGCCGCTTGCCGGTGGTGACGTCGAACGGCAAGCGGCTTTCCTGCAGCGCGAGCAACTGCTTATAAACTTCCCGCGGGCCGCTACTGAGCGTCCGTCCGCTGTTGATGTCGATAAACTGGGTTGTGTCGACGCCATCCAGCAGCGAGCCGCCGCCGGCGAAACCCAGCTCCATCGTCACCTCCGGCGGCCGCTTGTAGGCGTGGTCGCTGACAGGCGCGCCATCCTCGATCGGGTGCTCGGTGATCTCCAGCGTGTCGCTGTGTTTTTCCGAAATAGCCACGCTCGGGATGATGCCGCCAATCTTCCGGGTCTGCTGCGAAAACAGGACGGAGAGAATATCCATTATTGCGGCCTCGCATAGAGTTGCTGGGTCAGGCGGGAGTTCACGCCAGTTTGACGGTCGGCGACTTCCATCCCTGCGCGCGCGGGATCGTTAACGCCGTGGATGTTGATCACCGTCTGCTGATTCAGGCTGTTACCGCCGGCACCTGGCATGTTGCTGAGCACTCTCGGTATGTAGTTGCGTGTCTCCGCCGGCATCAGCCCCATGCCGTGCTTCTGAACGTTGCCGATCCCCCAGTTATAGGACGCTAGCGTTTTTTCCAGATCGCCACCATTCATGCGCAGCAGCATACCCAGATAGCGAGCAGCGGCCGCCGCTGATTTGGAGGGATCGAAGACGTCATCGCCACGCAGCCCCATGTCCCGGGCGGTGCCCGGCATGAACTGGAACAAGCCTTTCGCGCCGGCACCGGAAACAGCAAACTGATTGCCGCCAGATTCGGTTAGCGCAACGCTGCGCAGCAGGCCCGCCGGCAGGTTGTACATTGCCTCGAGCTGCGTCAGTTTGGGCTGCAGCCAGCCCAACAGCGCCGCCCCTGCTTTTGTCGCCTGCGGCCGGCGCACCGACTGGCCGTATTGCGTAGATTCACCGCGGCGCCACGGCAGCAGTTTGCGCCCCCATTCGTCGACCGTGTCACTGCCCGGTAGCTGGTTCAGGAAATTGGCGACGGGGTTGTTGGTCAGCCAGGAGTATTTTCCCTCGAGCGGTTTAACTACAGCCTCTTCGACCGCAAGCAAACCGCCGATCACGCCGACTTTGCCCAGGCCGCCCATCGCTTTTGACAGGCCACCGACGCTTTTAGTCACGGAACCGATCGCGCTGACCATTTTCGCCGCCCAGGTAACAGCCACGAAACCGGCCAAAATTTCCAGCGCAGTTTTCCAGCCGCCGACGGCGTCTTTCAGTTCGAGCAGCTTGTCTCGCAGCCAGATCATCGCGTTCTTGGCCTGGGTGATAGCCGGCTCCCACTTCGCCCAATCGATGAGGCTTTTTCCGCCTTCTTTCCAGGTGCGGTAATCGTCCCACAGCAGGCCGATACCCACGATAAGCGCAGTGACCATCCCAATCGGCGACATAAGGAAAGCGCTATTCAACAGCCGCCAGGCAACCAGCAGCGCGCCGAAAATCCCGATCAGTTTGCGCGATTCGATATCGAGGCTTTTCCACCAGGTGATCACCTGATCGATAGCCTGATAGCCACGGTAAAGCATCCGCCCGAAAACCTCGGCTAACCAGAGAACGCCTCGAACGGTTTTGGTGATGAATCCCTCTATCTTCGGGAAATTATCCATGATGCGCCGGCGCAGCGTATCCAGTGAGCCACTCAGGCCGCCGGCCAGATCTGAGCCGATTTTGTCTTTTGCCATGCCAAGCAGCGCGGTCAGGCTGCGCATGGAGGTCATGAATTTATTGGACTGCTGCGCCGCGCGGTCGGCGTTCAGGCCGGTGGCTTTCAGCATGCTCTGGTAATCGGCAGTAAAACCGTTAATGCCGCGGCGCATGGCGAGGAGCGTGTTTTCGTCGATCCCCAGCATCTGCGCATACTGATTCGCTCGGTAATACGGCATGCTGCGCAGCTTATCGCCGACACCGGTAAAAATGGCGGCGGCATCGCGCATCTGACCGTTCGCACCACGCGTCTGCACGCCCAGGCGGTTCAGGAAACCTTCAGCGCCCGGGTTGTTACGGATGAATCGCGCGAGGCTCTCCAGCGAGCCCTGTGCCGCGGCCGCGTCTGCGCCCATCTGCGAGGCGGCATATCCCAACGCGCGGATGCCCGCCACTGAGGCGCCGGTGCGCTGCGATGCAAAATAGACTTTATCCAGGCCATTGGCGATCTGCGTGGTGAAGCCCACGATCGTCAGCGCAGCCCCTTCTACAGCCGCCCCCATTTTGAGCACGTTCGCCGTGACGCCGGCGACAACAGCCGAGAATTTTCGCTCGCCGGTGGAGTCGATTTCGAATCCCAGAGAAATCAAAAAATCCTTGATGGTTTCAGCGTTCATTGATCCTCTCTCCACCTGGCGATCCGGGCTTCGTTATCCGCTTTCATGTCCAGGTAATCATTCATCAGCGCGACGTCGAACAAATCGAGGCGCCCATCCTTGAGCGCCTCAAAGCTGCACATGCCGGCATCCACCGGGCGTAACAGGTAATCCTCGCCGCCCGGTAGGACGTCCAGCATCAGGCCGGCGGCTGGTCTTTCGTCTCGCTGTCGGGGAGTGCGGGCAAAAAATTTCCCAACGAGTCCCCGACCACGCGCGCGACGATCTGCAACATGTCCATCATGTCGATGTCATCGAACATCAGTTGACCGCTGGTAAAGATCGACGTGTAGGCGGTGCCATTCTGGCGTGACACCACCGCCAGGCAGGGATGAATAATCGCGTTGCTGTCATCGTCGCTGACGTCCGCCAGCGTTTGTGCGATCACCGGTAGCGCCACTTTGAGCGCATCCTCAATCGAAACCTGCCCGGTTTTCAGCTGGCGCAACACCTTAATTTCCCCCAGCAGGCCGGACAGCAGCGGCAGCAGCTTCCGGGAAACCTTCAGTTGCTCGAAAACATTCAGTTTGGCCGCGCGGTATTTTTGGCCCTTAATTTCAAATTCCATGCATTACCCCTTAAAACGTGCCGAGCAGTTGGTCGATCTTGATGCAGTCGAACACCCAGGCGACGGTGTTACCGTCTTTGGCGTTCTGCCAATCCGGCAATTTCTTGAACGCGACGCCGCGCGCCGTGGTCACGTCGTTGCTGGATTTGTTGCGGATCACGATGACATTGTTGCCCCAGGTCGCAGATGACAGCGACTGCGCGTTATACATCACCGACAGCTTGGCGTTCGTCGGGCTGGTTTTGAGTAGGTTGACGGTGATCGTCCCCGATTTGTCGGCGTGCAGGCTGTGCATCCCCTCACCATCGGCGCCGGTCACCATCGTGTTTTTGTCGCCGCCCATTGCAACGACGATCCCTTCGTCAGACGTCGCCGCACCGTTGCCGAGGTCAATCGAACCGCCGATGCCGGTGATATTGGCGGACACATCCAAAAAGCTATAAGTAGGCATTCCCCGGCTCCTTAGCGGTTAACGTTGATGATGACGTCGCCGAAGTGCACGGCGCCGGCCAGTTTGATTGCCGCCTGCATCACCGGGGCTTTGCGGGCTTCGCGCTCCGCTTGCGCCTGCTGTGCAATCGGCGGGGAGTAGACGTAATACCCCTTTGTCAGCGTGTCGCCGGTATTCAGCGCGCCGAAACCGTCGCCACCCCACACGCCAGGCGCGATCAGACCGTTTTCAGCGCCCTGCGCCAGTGATGCTTCGACGTTGGTCAGCAGATCGGTAATACCCTCATCGGTCTGAGGAACCTTTGTCGAGCTGGTATAGAGGCGGTTGTAGTAGTTGGTCTGAACGTAGTTCTGTAGCCAGTCCAGGCCGTGGCGCTCGTCGAAGAAATCAGCGTTACACATCACGCCTTCTTGCAGGATTGCCGTGTCGTTGTCGTAATTGACGAACACGTTGCAGTTTTTCTGCTGCAAGGTCAGCGCCTGGGTTTGTGTCAGCGTTTCCGCGACGATCCCCGGCTGTTGCTTAAATTTGATGGTGATCGTGGTGCGCCAGCCGGCGAAATTAACCGTAAAGGCACGGCCCAGAATCGACACCGCGGCGTAGGGGCTCTGGCTGGAATACTGCACGCAGGTTGTGCCAAAAGCGGCGGCTTTCAGGCGGCTGGCAATGTCCGTGTTGTTGTCCGCATCGAGCACTGCGGTATTTTGCGTGGTGTGGGCGTAGATTCTGGAAACGTCATCGGATTGGATCAGGCCAGCAACCGCGAGCACTTCATCGTCAGAAATCGTCTCGGCGATATACAGGCCATACCATTTCGACGACAGGTCGATAAACTTCGCGACGCATTCAGCGATAGTTTCCGCCGGCTGGCGGGCGATAGTTTTCGCACCGGTGCCTTCAAGAATGCCCATCAGCGCGGAAATATCGGTTCCCGTGGCGTTTGGCGTAGCAAAGCCGACTGCGGACGCCTCGCCGGTGGTTTTCGAGCTCACGACAAACCGCGCGTTGTTCGCATCCCAGACGACACTCGCCGCAGTCAGCTTTTCAGCCACACGCGCGGCGACGCCGTTCAGGTTGGTCTCTGCCGACAGGTCAACGCCAGATACCGTTTTTACCGTTCCATCGACGCTGATTTTCATCGCGCCATCGGTCACGGTTGTGAAATTGGTCATCGCCTGCTGCGCAGTATTCAGGATTGCCCCGCGCAACGCGGCGGCAGTGTCCACTTTCACCCAGCGGCCAACGTACAGATCGATCGGCTGCGGGCGCTGCCAGTAGTAAACCTGAGCGGCTAATGCCTCAGGCGCCTGGATGCCGAAGTCAGATTGCACGCCGGTAATGCCGGAATAAGCGCGCATCCGCTCGCTGGCGTCAATCACCGGCGATGCCCCGATAATCAGCAACGAACCAAAGTTTCGAGCCTGCGCCGCGCGCAAGGCCATATTAATCGCGACGCCGACGACGTTACGAACAGGTAACCCCTGCTGAGCCATAATTATTCTCCGAAGAATTTTACCGTTGCCTCTGCGATCGGCTTGATGCCGTACTCGCGGACAACCTTGCGGCGCAGGCGGACGGTAATGTCATACCGGCGCACCCACTGGTTGTTGATGAGTTCAGGGAAAGGAATGATGTCGCCGATGCTGCCGAGCGACAGACCGACGGCGATCAGCTGATCGTTGTTTTGTGACAGGGTCAAACCATCACGAAAAATTGACGCTATGCGCTGGCTATGCGGCCCATAGAACGATGCCAGGCATTCGGTCACCTCGTGGCGCCACAATTCCGCGCTGTCGTCGTTCTGCCGCGTAAACGCTGGATTATCATCACCGATAAAGCCGGAGATCCCCACGGCGCACCAGTCCACATCAGGCGGCATCAATGGTGGCTGCGTGGGTGTCCAGCGTGGTCGCACGTTGCCCGGCGGCAGCCCGGTTATATCGAGCACCCAACGATTTAGCGCACGTTCGAGCGCCTCATCGTAATCAGGGCCGGGTGAAATCGGCGTCAGGTAACCTGCCTGCGTGCTGGTGTTATTGCTCAACGGGGATCCCTCCATCGAACGGCAACAGCTCACAATGCGCCTGAACGAATCCGGCGCCGTAGGCTGTGTAAGGGTCGACGAAGGTCACACGGTAATCACGGTTCTGATAGGTCACGATGTCCGCGTCACGCGCCGTCTGCCCAGCGGTGAGCCGCTCAGTGGTCACAATCAGGATTGCACCGGTGACCACCTGGCCCGCAATCATGCGCCGCGCCTCCAGCGACCGATCGACGGTAACCACTCCGGCAAACGGCATTTTAACCGGGGCGTTGGTGGCGAAGCCGTCACCGTCTACGGTCTGCAGGTTGCGGGTGACAATCAGGGAGGTGTCGCAAAAGTCGGGATCGAAAAGCACGTCTGTAACGTCAAGAGTTGGCATTTTTGTCCCTCACGATGTAGGTCATCGCGCGCCGGTATTGTCCCTCATCGATCAGGGGGCGAGCGTTGGCATTGTCCGGCGCGTTGCCGGCGGCCCGGCTCTGCAATTCTTTAGCCGCACCTTTGCGCCCGCGGCGCGCCCGGGCTTTTAGCGTTGCTGGCGACAGCGGCGTAAAATCGGCGCTGGTCATGTAGCTTTTAACCGCCTGGCTGGCGATCGTGCCGGCCGACTCCAGCGCCGCAGTAGCAGCGCCGGCGCGACCATCAAACACCGCTTGCGCCGCGGCCTTCATTTTGGCGGTTGTCTCGGCATGCACCGATTTCACTCCGGGCTGAAGGTGCGGGCGCGGCGGGATGTTCTGCGCCGGCGATCCGTACTCGTTGATGTAGCCGATCTGTGCGTTGCCTATCCCGGGCTTTTCACCGTCTTCCGGTTGCCGGTCGGATGCCGCCTCAGGAATGCCGACCAGCACGTCGCGGCGCGCGATTTCATTCAGCGCAGAAAAAACGGCCTGCGACCGATCGGCCCGCACCTTCAACCCACTTTTCATAGCTGCCGCCCTCCCATGCCGAACATCTGGATCAACTGCCAGAATTCGGCGCCATAGCGGGTGTTGTTCCAGAAGCCCGCGTCCGGGTTCATCGTGGCGCTGCTGTCATAGCTCACGCTGACTTTGTCGACCGATTTCGACGACACAACGCCGCTATTCGCCCCGCCACCACCACCGATCGCCGCCGCCCGGTTATCCGCCGCCTGTAGCGCCATGTAATGCGCGACAAAAAGCTCGGCCAGGTACGGGAATACCTCGCCGAAATTGTTTTCATCGAGCAGTTGGTCAGCCAGATTTAAGCGGAATTGAATTTGAGCGTTGGGAAAGGTGACGGCATTGCCGAACTGCGGGAAATCTTCTCGGAATTTATCGACGGTCGGCAGATGGTTATTTTTTGCCACCTTTCGCGCCCTCACTCAGCGCCGCCGCCAGCTGCTTCTGCAGGTCGGCGATCGTGTCATCGCATTTGCCGATAGTGGCGACGTGCTCGGCGATGATCTGATCGCGTTCGTCACGTTCCGTCGTCAGGTCGGCTACTTTACTTTTTTCCTCCGCCAGCTGCTTCTGCAGGTCGGCGATCTGCGCCAGCGCCTCCGCTGGCGCGCCGGCATTGTCAGTGTTGCCGCCGTCGATAACTTCCGCATGCTCCAGGGTGAACCAGTTCTCGGCTACCTCTGGCGCCACCAAATGCAGGCCAGCGGAGAATTTTTCCACCTCATAATTCGGGTGCGTGAAAGTGAACGGCGTATGCACGCGGATTTTTACCAGTGATTGCTTCATGTGCTTTTCCTATAAGCCCCTTGCGGGGCTGTATTTAGATACCGTCGACGTATGCCAGGGTTTCGCGATATGGAGACTCCACCGCGCCCAGACGGCCGTAGTAGGTGGTCAGTTGGTACATCCCGCGATACTGGATCGGGACGTTCTGCAGCGGAACCATTGGGAAACGCACAAACTTTTTGCTGTTGGTGTAGGCCACCATGCGATCCTTGCCGCCCGCACCGGCGCCTTTAAGCCATTTCACCGCACGAATATTCAGCGGGACGCCGTTCTGGTGGTAGGCGATGGTGTTGGTCTGCAGGTAGGTCAGCAGCGACTGGTTGCCGGCGGACGAAACGATGATGCTCGACAACAGCGCGAATTGCTCAGGCGGCAGCAACAGATCACGCGGAACGATCGTATAGCCGGAGTTGGCCCAGGCGGCCGACAGTACGGAGTTGATCGACTGACGAATTTCGTCAGCGGTTGAGGCCGTCCAAACTTTCGGGGCGTTGGTGGTCAACACGCCGTTGTAGTTCACCAGGCCTTTTACGCCAATCAGCGAATCACCGCGGTAAACCTGCTCGTCGGTGTCCATGTTCCACTTCAACTGCATGCCTTCGAATTTCTGGGCATCAACTGGGCGGCCGACCTGCTGCGCCGCAGCCAGTTCGACAACAGTCCAACCAAGCTCCATGCCCCACAGGGTCAGCGGGAAACCGGTTTTGTTGATGTCGAGGTTAACGGTCGCGATCTCGGTAGAGTTCTTGCCGATCCAGTTTTTGCCGTTCGGGTTTGGCGTGCCGGAGGCAGCAAGCTCGGTGTTGGTAAAGCTGGAAATGTCGTCAGCGATCGACACGTCCTCGCGCAGCTCAATATCGCGGCTCCACGTATAGCCCACCAGCGGCATATTCAGTTCTTGGTCGAGCCGTTCCAGCTCGCCGATCAGAAATGCGCCGGTGCTGTCTACGGTCGCCTGGTCAAAGGTATGAAGTGACATAATCAGCGATTTCCTTAAATGTTGTATTCGATTTCGACGTTGCCAGCGGCATCACCGGGGCCGGTGAAAAATGCGGTCGGTAGGACGACGGTTTCATCAGCCACGGCTGCGGCCACTGGCGCACCAAGCGGGCTCGTCGCGCTCGGGTTGGCGATGCGGATATTCACCGGCGCGCGCGTTGTGATGCCGGACGCGTCAACGCCGACATTCACGGTCATGTAGCCGCGGCGCAGGCGGTCGCCGGTGAGGTTTTTATCGGTGCCCACCTGGCGGACCAGATCAGGCGTCGAGGTGGTTGGGTACGGGCGAATGTAGAAGCCCAAGATCACGCCGACAGCGTCGCCGGCTTCCAGCGGCACGAAATAGCCGCCTACGTCTTTACCCGCCAGACCGTAAGCGCCGAACGCTTTGGCGTTATTCAGCGCGACAGGCTCTGCAGTGAGGTGATGAGGGCGTGAAACAGCCCCGGCGATGCCCGCAGGCATCCGGTACGTGTAAGCAGTCATCGGCTTTTACCTTATTTTTTCCAGTATTCGGCGAATGCTTTGTTCAGCGCTGCCGGTGAGTTGCGGTTTTGATGGTCGAAGGTGCGCAGTTGGGCTGCGGGCTGGTTGGCGCGCTTGGCGATTTCACTGGCCGCAGTAAATGCGGCATCCAGCGACGCTTTCGGCATGGTTTTAAAATCGGGCTTGTCGCCGACCAATGGGACAAGGATCTGTGCGCCTTTTTGCGTGCGGAATGCAGCATCGAGCACTTCGCGTTTAAACGTCGCCAGCTTTCCACCCTCAGGCAGCTTGATCCCCGGAACCAGCAATTCAGCCCGGGCGATCACCGCCTGCTGATAGCCGGCGTCGGTGGTGGCCTTTTTCTTTTCCTCTTCGTCGTCATCGTCGCCGGGTTCGCCGTCGTTCGTGCCGCCGCCTTCCAATTTATCCAGGCGCGCGAGAATGGCTTGCGCCCAGGCAGGCACGTCCTCCTCGCCGTCTTTGGTAATGCCCGGGCCGCCGCCCATCTCGGGATCCTTATCCGGGAGTGGGTATTGCGGGCTGATGTTGATGTTGATGGCCTTCGGCAAATCACCCCCGCCCTCGCCATCATCGGTGGTGAGTTCGGCCGGCGCATTACTCATGGCCTCTTCGATCGCCGCGTTATCTTTGGTTTTCAGCGCGCGGCGCAGCGAATCAAACCACGTTTTTTTAGTTGCCATTGTTCTGCTATCTCCAATTGAACAGCGGATTCCCGCGCGGCCGGCAGGAACCAGCGCGACATGATTGCCGACAATGTCGTATTGCTCGGCTTTTCCCGGGGCCGTCTGCCGATATTCGGCTTCATACCCGCAGGAGATTTGATCCACGCCCTGATAAATCGCCTGGATGGCCTCGCTGCTTTTCACAACAAGATCCGCCAGCAACAAATCCGACTGTTCGCCGGTGCCGCGGCGGATATTGGTCGCGTGGCCGTGGGCGTTCTCCCGCCAGTTCGACGGGTTGACCATTTGCTCAGGGTGTAAAACGGTGAACGTCATCCCCTCGAATGAGGCGATCGTCTCCGGGCGGAAAACTTCTTCGGGGGAGCGATAAACGGAAATTTCGCCATCGCTGTCAGGCTCGATCTCGTCGAGTTCTGCGGCGTTGTAGACCTGCCAGCCAACCCGCGCGATCGGTACGGCTTCGCACAATAGGGAGCCGTCGGCTAACTCGTAACGGGTGTTACCGAGCCGGGTATTAAAGAAATATTTCATGGGTTATTTTTCCGGGATGACAACTTCGCAGTAACAGCGGCAGTTAGGCAGTGCGCCGGCGTGGCCGGTCATGCCGTCAAGCGTCGGCGGGTCACCCCAGCGGACGAACTTGCCTTCCATTTTGGCGTGAGAGTGCCTGACGTCGCCGTCGTGTGCCGTTCGCCAGATGTAACCCTCGGAGCCAATGGCTGTCGCCCGGGCTTGCGTCAGCGCCTGCGTGGCGCGGCCTATTTCCGTCCTGGCGATCAGCTTCGCGCGAGACCAGGCAACATCGCCGCTTCGGAAAATTTCAGCGGCAAAATCTTTGCTGCGCTCGCTGCTGATCATCGCCTCAATGGCTCGGGCGTGGATGCCGCTCACCCGGTCAGCCGCATGCAGCGGCAGCGACTTCATCAGCTTGATGTTCTCCTCAACGATATTGCGCGCCACCTGGCCTACTGAGGTGCTCTCCATCTGAAAACGCAGCCCGGCAGAAATTTCCTGCGAGATCTGGCGCCACTGTGTCGCCTCTCGGCGCGCGACGGCATCAAACATTTTCAGGGCAACGGATTCCGCCCAGGGGGCGATCAGTTCGGAGTAGCGGGTCAGGCGGGTGTTGATGAGGATGACGGAATTATCGGAACCATCGTAAGAAGTCGAGACGATGTCCCCGACCACCTGCGCTATCTTTCGTAGCTGCGTTGCGTACTGGCGCTGTAGTCCCTTCGGCGTCTGGGTCGAGATCGCTGCCCTCGAACGCCGGCGGGTCGATGTCCTGCGCATTTTCGATGTCCTCGTCGGTAATGGTTGAACCCACGCCCGTGATCCGTGACGATTCCTTCAACTGCTGCGCGCCGGCTTTTGGCGTCATCAGCCCGGCGTCGACGGCTTTCACTACCGCTTCAACCGTGTTCACGGCAACGCCTGCGCGATCGGGTTCACTCATCTGCCACAGCGGATTAAATTCGAAGGCGAAATCGTCCGGTAATGGCCGGCTGAACAGCGACATGTGCAGCACCTGCATGACTTTATGCAGCGGGCGGCGCAGCCGGCGCTCCTGCTGTGTGCTGACATTGTCGTAGTAGTTGGAGAGGTCGGTTTCACCGGTCGAGAATCCTGCCGGTGACTGGCCGAACAGGCGCACCAGAGGAATTCCTACCGCGCCGGCGACCTGCTGGCCGAACTGCGCCAGAACGTCGGACAGCCCGGCGAACGTGTAGCTGTGGGTCGCGAATTCGTCCTCCGCATCCATGACCGTCATCCCTTCGATACTTTGGTACTGACGGATCATGTCCATGTGGGCCATCAGCCCTTTGTAAGCCGCGGTGTTCTGCCCCATGCCCAGCACAGAACGCAGGCCTTTTATCGAGTAGGTTCGCAGGTGCGCTTTGTAGACCAGCTGCGCGGCGCCTGTGGTGGCGCTATCGAACGCCTTCAGACGATCGAAGATGCGCTCAACTACCGATTGCCCCCAATCGTTCTCTGTCAGCATCTGCTGGTAGGGCAGCGTGACGCCGTCGAAACGAATGATGCGGCTGTAATGGATTTTCCACGGGGGGATCCCGGTTGCCGTCGTCACCACCTGATAAAATTTTGGTGTCCCGAAATCCGGCCCCATTTCGGTGACGCGGTCTTGCGTTGTCGGGGTAACCATCCAGCGATCGAGAACCATCACGCCGCGGAACGCGCCCGGCCCTACAGTTTCCATGCGCAGCGGCGAGCTCATGTCCTGCCCGTCAATCATGATGACGCCGATCGCGCCGCCATATAGCCGGCCCCACTTAATCGTATCGTTCAGGCGATCCCAGAGAGCCAATTCCTCCCAGGCGTTATCCAGCTTGGATTTTTCTTCAGGCTTCAAACCGCCGGTGATCGTGATGCCCTTGCGGGTCATGTCATCAGCGACGGCATCCACGGCCACGCCCACCAGCCAGGAGCTGCGATAGGCGTTCTCGATCTGCAGGCGGTTGCGGCTGGTCCAGTTCGGCTGATAGGTGCCGTCGCTGCTCATATTGGGCGTGCGAAGCCCCAGGCGCGCCGTGAAGTTCTGGTAACTGTCCCGGAACCACGCGCGCACCCCGTCTTTTTTTTGGCTCATGCGTCTTGTCTACCCAATTGCGCCCAGGTGCCGAGGCCGTCGGAGCTGGTGATATAACCGTCCAGCGAGTAGCGCACCGCATCCCAGCAGTGGTTGTGTTTGTCGAGGACGATCGGTAACACCTCACCCGTGAGGCGGTCTGTTTTGTAGGAATAAAGCCGGGCCTCGTCGATCATGTGCTTGCAGCGCTCATGGATGACGATTTCTTCGAAGCCGCGGAGGTAGGTGATCCCGTCCTCAACGCTGCCGGCCCATTTCGTGGCGCCGTCGATGTTGAAGCCCTGCCGCGCCATGTAGCTGATCGTTTCGGGGCGGCTGCAGTCGCCATGAATCGGCCACTTGCGAGCCTCGGGGATCGAATCGTAAAACTGCGGCATTTCGTCCAGCTCAACGCCGACGCCGTAGGCTTCGTATTCGATGTAGAGTTTTCGCCCGATAATGAAACAGCGGATCAGCGTGGAAGGGTCTTGCGAGAAGCCGAAGTCAGCGCCATAGAAAAGCCGGTCAGCCTGCAGATAGAGATCGTCAGGAAATGCCTCAACGCGGTATTTCCCGGAGAAAATCACCGCCTCGCTGAGCGCCTTCGGCAGCCCTAACCAGATGTGCTCATAGGCTTCATAGTCAACGCGTTTGCAATATTCCATTTCCTGCCGGAGCACGTCCGGGAAAAACGCGTTATCGGGATAATTGACCTGGCGAATGATGACGCCGCCGTCAGGTGGATCGACCTCGTGGCGCTTCATCAGGGTATAGGTCGGGTCAGTGGCTTCCCGCGGGTTGTACGAAACCCAGACCTCGGAATTATTGGCGCGCACCGTCGGGCCGAGAACGTCCCAGCTATCCTGGGAAACGGTCTGCGCTTCCTCCACCCAACAAATTTTGATACCAAACATCGACTTGATGGATTGCAGGTTGGTGCGCAGCCCTTTGAACGTGAATCGGGTGCCGTTGCGCCCGGTGATCTCGTTATTTTTTACGGTGTAGAAATGGTTGAGGCCCAGGGCATAAATTTCGGCCTCCAGCAGCGCCAGCACAGAATCGCTGATTGAGTTCTGGAATTCGCGGGCACAGAGAATGATCATCGGATCGATAGCGCCAAGGATAACCAGCGCGCGAGCAATCTCTACCGATTTACCACCACCGCGGCCGCCGTAGGTCCAGCGCCAGCGCACGGAACCGATCGGGGTGTCGTACAGGACATCTGTCGCCCAGTCACTGCTGAATGCGTACAGAACGCCGTCAATTATGACTGGGCCGTCGGCTTTCCCTCGCGCAGCTTTTCCATGTGAGCAGCCCACACGTCCGCCGGGCAGTTCGCCGGAGTCACGATGCAAACCTTGCCGTAGCTCAGGCCGGCCAGATCGACATTCACCTCGGTTTTATTCGTGCTCATGTCGATGCCGGTCAGCTGCGCGGCGTTCTTCACGTTCGGCGCGACCTGACCAAATTTTTTATTCTGCAGCGCCAACTGCGCAGATTTATACGACAGCTCCGCCAGGTGGCCGGCGTTGAACGAAACCAACAGCGCAGCGTTATTGCGCAGTTCCTGCACACGGGCTTTTACGTCCGGCCTGCTCATCAGGATTGAGGCTTGCGATTCGGCATTCGTAGGCGCGTAGCCTGCGCAAATCGCGGCCTCTTTCTGTGGCATGCCCTGCGCAATATTCTGCGCGAATTGTTCATGCTGCGGTTTTAAAAGGCTTGGGCTTTCTTTGCCCTTCCCCTCCTCCTCACCACCAGCAGTTGAAACGCCGGGCGTAACTGGCGCGGGATTTTCGGGAATTTGCGCATCTTGCGCACTGCGCATTTTTTTCTGCGCTTTTTTCTCTTTCCCTTGCGCAGGGATTTTTATATGCCGGCGTGCGG